ATTATGAGTAAAAACTCAGATGATGCATTGCAGATTCTAGAACAAATTTTACCATACTTCCAACCAGAGTACACAGTTACTTTGAGAGAAGTACCAGAATTAGATATTGTTAGAGATGTTCCTGTAACATTAACTGGAATTCAATATGAAGATGATTATGAGGGAGACTTCTCAAGTCGTAGAGCAATTATCTACACACTAAGTTTCTCTGCAAAGTATTATCTATATGGCCCTGTAAGTTCACAGAATATTATTCGTAGTGTACAGGTTGACCAATATACAGATATGCCAGTGAACTCTCCTAAGAGAGAACAGAGATATTCTGCGACACCGAAACCAGAGGACGTTTCTCCTTCTGATTGGGATGTAGATGATGGTGATTTTGGGTTCAATGAGACTACAAGTTTCTATGAAGATGCAAAAACTTTTGACCCATCCAGTGGACAAGACGTATAAATAATACAAAGAATTAGGAAAAAGATATGGCAAGTACATTAAAAGTAGATACAATAGCACACACTGGTGGCACTAGTGCGATGACTATCAATAGTTCTGGCAAGACACATATTGCTGGTTCAGTTGTAAATGTTTGGCAATTTACTGCTGCAGAACAATCTATTACTTCGGATACTGTAATTATTAACCAAGCATTTACGCCATCTTTTGCCAACAGCAAATTTAATGTATCTCTGGTTATATCTAATATGACAGGAAGTGCTGGAGGAAGAATTATTGCTCGAATTTATTTGGGAACAGATGCAACATACTCTAATAATACAAAAGTTGCAGAAGGTATGCAAAGACTAATGGGAACTGGTGCTGATGATGTACAAGGGATGGGTGTTATTGATTTTGGAAGTTATACTAATCCAAATACAAATGCTCATCGTGCTCAAGTGGTGTGTGTTCATTCTACTAATACAACAATTGGACGACATAGCGGAGTAATAAAATTAGTGGTTCAAGAAATCGCACAATAGGATAGAAACATGGCAATTAGAAAAATCATATCAAGAAGTATCGGAGTAGATGTTATCGCTGCAGAAGATTTGGCGAACAACTCAGTTACAACTGCTGAAATAACAGACGGTGCAGTAACACAGGCAAAACTTGCAAGTAGTGTTGAGTTGGGCGTTGGTGCATTCTTAGGAGACAACTCATCTGGTGCTTTGCGTGGTGACACGACAAACGGTAAAAAAGATATTTTCAGAGTTCACGAACAAGAATTAAACACAAACGTAACAATACCATCAACGGACAATGCTCTTGCAGCAGGCCCGTTGTCAATCGCAAACAATATCACGCTTACTGTTAGTGGTAATTTGACAATCGTATAGGGGATAGAGAATGGCATCAACATTAACAGTAGACAACATTGTAGGGGCAACAACTGCAAGTACAGTGCATGCTCCAGGCCACGTTATACAAGTAGTAAGTGTTGTCAACGGAACAGCAGAATCTACATCTAACGCTAGTTCATTTGTAGCACACAGTGGTTTAGTAGCAGCAATAACACCAAAGTTTTCTAATAGCAAAATACTTGTAACTCTTGCATTTTCGTATAGAACTTCAAATGGTACTAATAACTCTAACTTTACGTTATATAGAGGTACTACAAATTTACTCCATTCTACAAAGGGTACTGGTACTCTGTTTAGTGGAAGCTCATATTACCAAGGACATCAAACAATATCCTTTTTAGATTCTCCTAATACAACATCATCAACTTCATATCAACTTAGGATGATGGGTAATACTACAACATCAGTTAATACTGATGGTGGACATGGAACTATTACACTACAGGAGATTGCACAATGAGTACTTTAGCAGTTAACACAATCACGGCAGAGACAGGTAACACAGTATCACTTGCATCTGGTAAGACTCTAAATGCATCACAGGGATTTACTCCACCAGCAGGACATGTTATACAGACTAAAAAAACTACTGGATCTCAAGAGACATCAGTTAGTGGTACTGGCTGGGTATCTACATATGCAGAGGTAGGAATTACTCCATCTTCAACTTCAAGTAAGATTTACCTCATGCATACTGCTGGTGGACTAATTCAATCAAATACCCATGGTCAATCTATTGGATTAAGAATTAAAAGAGTAATATCGGGTGGAGCAACAAGTTATCCGTATTCATCTGACAGATACCATTATGCAGATGCACAAGACTGGCATGGAACTAATTGGGCAGTAGTAGAATTAGATTCGCCAAACACTACTTCACTAGTTACATACACTATTCAACTTAGAAAAGAACAATCCTCTGGCTATTATAGACATTGTGATACAGCTACTTGGAATTTTGTAGCAATGGAAATAGCAGGATAACAAAATGAATAAACAGGAGAAAAAATAATGGCAACAGTAATAGACGCACTAAATGCTATTGGTGTCAACGAATGGGTTCTTAGAGGCGAACCAAAAAATGCAGACGAATTTGGAGCAATGTTCCGTAAGGTAACAGGTGCAACTGATGATGGTTCTGCAATCGAATCAGACAATGCTAAAGATTGGGGAGTTACTTGGTCACAAGTAGAAACCAAACAGTCAGAACTAACTGCGGCAGAACCTTTGAAAGCACTTCGTGCTGAGAGAGATAGATTGATTACTGCAACAGATTGGTGGGCAAGTTCAGACTTGACTATGACAAAGGCACAAAAAGATTACAGACAAGCACTTCGTGATATCACAAAGGACTACAATTCTTTGGATGATGTTAAGTGGCCTACTAAACCGTAAGGTTATGAAATGTCAAACCAAACTGATATTTTAGATAATGTTTTAGGAGTAGCAGACCCAGTAGAGAATGCAATGCGAGTTGTTTCTCCACCCAAACCTGTACTTGTTCCCGAAACAAAAATGAATGAAGAAGATGTAGATAATGATTATAAATATCAGAGAGAAAACTTTTATAATCTGATTGA